GACCGTAGTTTCTTTGATGTGCACGCTTCGACAACGGAGGAGCTCGCTGTAGTTAAGAGCATTGATAAGATAGTGGCCGGCTTGGGTTACAATGATGATGAGCGCCTGATCACCCGGGGACTGTGTTTGTCCTGTATCTACGTCACCAATGTGCTAAAGAATGATGTGTTCGTCACTAGTTGCCGTATGCCGACAGGTTTCTGGGCGACTATCCTGTTTAATTGTCTACGTAATGTCTTGCAATCGCGTTATGCCTGGTTTGCGCTGGAACCGACGGCTCCGCTTTTCCGCAGCAAGGTGCGTCAGGTGGTGCTGGGTGATGACAGCTTAGGTAAAGTAGCTCGTGGCCAGGAATGGTATAACCAGGTTAGTAGTGGAGAAGTTCTGTTGGACGTAGGGGTTGTTGTTACAAGCTGCCATAAGGGGCGACAGTTGACGCCTTTTGAAACTATGGAGGGAGTCACCTTTCTGAAGAGATGTTTCCGTAAGGTCGGTGGCGTGTGGACGGCACCAATAGATAAGAAGACGTTGGTGAAGATGTTAACCATTTACCAGGCTGGTGAGCTGAGCGAAATGGACCACAATTGTGTTCTGGTGAGCAACGTCCTAGCTGAGGCGTTTTTGTGGGGGCCGGTTTTTTACCGGCGCATGCGAGTGCTGGCGGAGCACCTTGAGTTAAAGTACGGTTTGGTGTCCGCTCAACTTCGTATCCGCGATTATGAAGAGTTGATGAGCAGCTACCAGAAGGGGACCCTGTGCACATGGGATCCCTTGAGAGAGTGCCCGGGTCCGGGCGTAAATCTAGACACGCTTGTTCCGGGCGTCGAAGCGGAACAAACCTTTTCCTACAATGAGCTCAACAATTGAAGCCGCAAACGTACTTTCAATGGTACCGGTAGGAATCCCCAACGCTCTTGGAGAGCAATTGATCGATGTGGTTAGCCCCCCCATCATAGCTAAGACGAGCGATCCCACGGCGGGGCTGGGTATGGAAGTGTCCCTGAATGACGTCTTCCAACGAGAGGTGTTGATCTTGTCGCAGAGTATTTCGGAGAGCGACACGGTTAATTTGAATTTGGTGGGTTTGGTGGATCCCCACAAGTTGTATCTTTCCACTCCTTACATCTTGGAGCGCCTTAATGGGTATAGCGCTATCACCTTTGGGTTGAAGTTGAAGGTGAAGATGGTGGTGCCTGGCTCCTCCTATGGTCTTTACAATGTCCAATTTTTGTGTGAGGGAGGTTGTCAGGACATTCAGGGCAATACCACCACACAACGTGACAGTGCG